ATCTAGCCCCATTTCCTCAAATACTTCTTGCTTGAGAACTTCAATATCTCCATTTTTATTTATTAAGGTAAAATGACCATCCAATAAAATATTGGATACCTTTGACTTTAATGCATTAAGTGCCGTAAGTAATATTGATTGGTTTTTATCAGGTGTGGCCGTTAACTTACTGTTATCAAATTTAATATTAGAATTATTTTTTATAAGTTCGCTTGCGCTTACATGAGTTACCCCGAAATCATCTTTTGCAAATGAACACAAGTAACCTTTGCCTACACCATGAACACCTGCTATGAAAATTAACATAGTATTACCTCCGTTTATTTATTTATGTTAGAATGTTATAGACTTAGCATAGTAGAGGATAGAGCATGAAGTTTCAAGCTATATCGATTTTGACTCCAGCGGTAGAAAATATTATAAATGGTTCTAAATCTATCGAAATACGGTCGTGGTATCCTGAAACGATACCATTAAAAAACGTCATTCTTGTTCAGAATGATAAATATCTTAAAAATCAAAGCGATATAGATCATGGGGTGGCTATGGCTATTGTCGATTTTGTTTCAGTTAGAAATTGGTCATATGAGGATTACTTAAAACAAAACCAAGAAACAACTCTTAATAAGTCTTGGTCTCCAGGTTATTATGTGTGGGAAATTAAAAATGTTAGAACTTTAAAAAAATCTATTCCTTGTGTGGCGAGGAAAGGTATTTATACAATAGATTTAAATATGGATTATATATAAGGTATTGTGAGATGTATGGTGCCATTCTTCGAAATATTAAGCGTTATGCCATTATTTATTCACTATTGTTTTTGGCTTTTATTTTAATGCTGATAGTGTTTGTTAGCTATGTTTGTAAATTTGGCATGTATTCATGGAGTGATTCCGTAGAGAAATGGGGACAGTTTGGCGATTATATTGGTGGTGTACTGAATCCTGCTCTGGCCTTTATCTCTATCATGCTTGTTTGTTTCACACTATATTCTACATCTAGGCAGTCATCTATTCAGTCATTCGAGTCTGTGTTATTTGAGTTACTAAGATTTCATAAGGATAACTTATCAGAAATTAAAACAACGTATTCAGATGGAAAAATGTATGTAGGACGGGAGGCTCTTTCATTATACATTACCGAAGTGAAGTTTAACCTACTTAATATTGTGGATGATTCACTTCCTTTGGATGAAAGGTTAGAGCTTTCAGTTAATATGGTTTATCTGGAAGGTGACAATTTTGCGAATGTGGGACATTATTTCAGAAATATTTACCATATTTTTAAACATATCAACGACTCTAACTATTTGACTGAGAAAGAAAAAACCAAGTATGCGAAATTAGTTAGAGCACAAATATCTTCTATAGAATCTGGAGCGATGCTATTAAATGGTTTTTCATCGGTAGGAAAGCCTGCCAAGAAATTTATTGAAAAATATTCTCTCCTTCAGGGGTTTAGTTTAAGTAAGGAATTCAAGCAGCAATTACATGATTTAGGTGCCTTAAAATTATACGATGACGTTGCTTATGAGGATAAAAAAGGGCATTAAATGCCCTTATCTTGGTCAAGGATGTAGTCATTAAATGACACAATATTTTGATTTATCCAAGTGTTTAGCTCAATTAGTCTTTTCTGCAAAGGAACCAACTCATTTCTGACAAAAACCTTCGCGGCTTTTTCCACATCCCCAAACCCTCCAACATTATTAGGCATAATCCCCATCATTTGCGGCGGCACGCGGTGCGCAGCCATCATGTCATCACGGCTCACGTTCTTGATATTCAGAAACTCATCCTTCGCCGCAACTTCTGATAAAGGGATGATCTGAAGGCCGTCCTTTTTGCCGTTAGGCGAGTACATAAACAGGTTGCGGAAGTTGCCTGGACCTTTGGCGCTTTTCATTGCGTTGCGGAGGTTGTTCACATCTTCCTGGTTCTGCGCGGCATCGGTCATGTACATGATGAAGCCTGCATGGCTGCCATTGATGTAATACTTACGGCGGAACAGCGTGGCGGACTCGTTGAGCAGGGCTGACGGAATGGCAGAAAGATAACCTGGCAGGCCGTAGATCTCCTGGTTGATGTCCGGTTCCATCAGATGAAAAATGCTGCCTTTCGTGAACTGATACGGCTGGGTTGTCATACCGTATTGCACAAACCAGTAGGTATCCAGGTCTAACCCGCGTCGGGTGTATTTTGCCAGAGCGGGCTCAAGGGCGATAACTTCACCGAAGCGGTTAGTGCGTTTCTCCAGGTAGGCGTTACCAAAAACCAGATAGTCCTGCACAAAACGTGAAAAAGCCTGCTGGCTGAGCAGCGGGTGAGGGATATAGGTGCTGGTCAGAATATTGCACTTTACTGCAATCGGTGAGCTGTGATGCACGGCGGCGCGGAAGGTTCGCGCCAGTCCGTCAAAACTCACTGGCGGCTCATACCAGCGATCTGTCTGTACGCATTCCACATAGTCCAGTAGTTCGCGGCGATCCAGTACTGGAATGGGATCGCCGAAGCTGAATGCTTCGGCTGAAGTCTGGCTTTTATGCTGGGTCTGGTTCTGCGACGCAGCGCGGTTCTTCTTACTCTTTCCCATCAAAAAATCTCCACAATATTACTGGTATTGGCGGACTCGCCCTGCAGTGGTTCGTTAAACAGTGCGTGCATTGTTGCCCACGCCAGATCGGCGTGGCTGGTTTCTTCGCTGCGGCTGGCTTCATACGTCGGGCGGTTGCCACTGGCGGTGGTGGCGCGACGGATTGCCATGAATGACTGCGCAATGTCGGTGTGCCCGGCGTCAAACTCCAGACGGCGGTGGCTGATGATGTCGTAGGCCTTGAGCACCAGGGCGTTTTTGACGTTGGGGTTGTAGACAAACTCCCGCACGGCAGGAAAGAACGCTTTCACGTTCTCGTAGACACCGTGACCGACGCCGGTCGAGTCGATGCCGATATAGGTCACGTTGTACTGCTGCGTCAGTTTTTTAATGGCGTCTGCCTGGGCGCGGAAGTCCATCCCGCGCCACTGGTGTCGCTCCAGAATGCGGAACTTGCCGCCCGGCACGGTTGGCGGTGCCACCACCACGCACCCGGCGCTGTCACCGTTCTGCGTGCCTTTCGCCGGGTCGTATCCGATCCAGACTTCGCGCCAGCCAAACGGGCGCAGCGCCAGAGCCTGAAAGTCGGTCCAGACTTCCCAGCTGTCCACCATGCACGCCTGCAGCTCGCTGAGCGGAAACACGGACGCGAGATCGTCCACAAACTCGCACATCAGCAGGTTCTGGTATTCGTCCGGGCTGTACTCCATGCGCAACTGGTCGAGATCGAACAGGTTACATCCGCCGCGCACAGCATCTTCCACGGTGACTATCTGGCGGTATTGCCCGTCTGCGCACAGCAGGCCGGGGGCCAGATTGCTGTGGGACAGGTCGATGTCCACCTTATCGGCTTTGTTGCGCCCACGGTTGAACAGCGCACCGGACCAGAACGGATAAGCACTGTGTGTCAGGCTGGATGGTGTGGAAAAATAGGTTTGTCGCCATTTTTTGTGAATAGCCATACCGGAAGCCACTTTGCGCAGCTCCTGGAATTTCGGTATCCAGAAATATTCATCCAGATACAGGTTGCCGTGGTAACTCTGGGCCGTGCGGGCATTGGTGCCGAGGAAGTAAAGCGTAGCCCCGTTGGGAAGCACCATCGGATCGCCTTTCAGCTCCACTTCCACTTCTTTGGCGAAGTCGATGATGTACTGTTTAAAGACGTGGGCCTGTGCCTTACTGGCGGAAAGGAAAATCTGGTTACGTCCGGTAAGCAGGGCGTCAATCAGGGCTTCACGGGCAAAGTAAAAGGTCGCGCCGATCTGGCGTGACTTCAGCAGGTTGCGGATGCGGTTGGTTTTTCCGGCTTCCCACCAGTAGCGCTGGTAGTTGAACATGGAGGAATGGAAGATTTCTTCCAGCTTCTTAATCTGTTCATCGGTGAAGACATTCTTTTCCGGTTGACGGCGCGGGCCTTTGTTGCGGTTGGCGACGTTAGGGTTTAAGTCGGCTTCGTTGCCGCCATTGTTAAACTTGCCGATCCGCGCGTGGCGCTCCGACTGGCGCGCCAGCAGGTCAATTTCTTTGAAATCTTTCCCTTCTTTGTGCTCCTTCATAATGAGCTGGCAATAGCGTGCGGCGGTGGTGAGCTGCATCTGATCCAGCGGCCCATAATCACCCCACTTGTCGCGTTTTTTCCAGCTGTGAACAGTTGCAACTTTCTCGCCCAGCATTTCAGCAATGCGGGCTACGCGGTATCCCTGAAAGTACAGCAGCATGGCCTGCCGACGGGGATCGAGATCTGCGGGTGTCAGTGTGGTGTTCATGGCACAAACCTACAGCCTTGAATGAAGGCTTTCCCCGCCTGCGGTTTGTGTGGTTGTCGGTACAAATACCGCGCATTGTTTCACTGCCCCCATCACCGCAACCATAAGGCTCCAGTAAGTTTTTTCTAACGGAGCACGGCTCATGACAGTGAAAGCAAAGCGTTTTCGCATCGGGGTGGAAGGTGCCACTACCGACGGACGCGAAATCCAGCGTGAATGGCTGGAACAGATGGCAGCCAGCTACAACCCGGCGGTGTATACCGCGCTGATTAACCTTGAGCACATCAAGTCTTATCTGCCGGACAGCACCTTTAACCGCTACGGCAAAGTGACGGCGCTGTTTGCTGAAGAAATCACGGAAGGTCCGCTGGCAGGCAAGATGGCGCTGTATGCCGACGTTGAGCCAACGGAGTCCCTGGTGGAACTGGTGAAAAAAGGCCAGAAATTATTCACCTCTATGGAAGTCAGCCCGAAGTTCGCTGATACGGGCAAAGCCTACCTGGTTGGCCTGGCTGCCACTGATGATCCTGCCAGTCTGGGTACGGAAATGCTGACATTCAGCGCCAGTGCAGCCCATAACCCGCTGGCAAACCGCAAGCAGAATCCCGCCAATCTTTTTACCGCTGCAGAGGAAACGGTGATCGAACTGGAAGAAGTCCAGGATGACAAACCGTCCCTGTTTGCCCGCGTCACGGCGTTGTTTACCAAAAAAGAGCAGTCCGATGACGCCCGGTTCGCTGATGTGCATAAGGCCGTGGAGCTGGTCGCCACTGAGCAGCAGAACCTGAGCGCACGCACCGAAAAATCCCTGTCTGAGCAGGAAGAACGCCTGTCTGAGCTGGAGACTGCTCTGCAGGAGCAGCAAACCGCCTTTAACGAACTGGTGAATAAGCTGAGTCATGAAGACAGCCGCCAGGACTACCGCCAGCGTGTAACAGGCGGTAACGCCCCCGCTGACACTCTGACCAATTGCTGATGGAGCACAAAACCTGATGAAGAAGAATACCCGCTTTGCTTTTAACGCTTACCTGCAGCAACTGGCGCGTCTGAACGGTGTGGCAGTTGAAGAACTGTCCAGCAAGTTCACTGTAGAGCCGTCTGTGCAGCAGACGCTGGAAGACCAGATCCAGCAGTCCGCCGCTTTCCTGACGCTGATTAACGTCACGCCAGTGACTGAGCAGTCCGGTCAGCTGCTGGGGCTGGGGGTTGGCAGCACCATTGCCGGAACCACTGACACCACCGCGAAAGAGCGTGAACCTGTCGATCCGACGCTGATGGTCGATGTGGAATACAAATGCGAACAGACCAACTTTGATACGGTGCTGACCTACGCGAAGCTGGACCTGTGGGCGAAGTTTCAGGATTTCCAGGTGCGTATCCGTAACGCCATCGTGAAACGTCAGGCGCTGGACCGCATCATGATCGGCTTTAACGGCGTGAAGCGTGCGAAAACCTCTAACCGTAGCGAAAACCCGCTGCTGCAGGATGTGAACAAAGGCTGGCTGCAGAAAATCCGTGAGGATGCACCGGATCACGTCATGGGCAGCACCACCACGGGCGGTGAAACCACACCGGGTGCGGTGAAAGTCGGGAAAGGTGGCGAATATGCCAACCTGGACGCCGTGGTGATGGATGCGGTCAATGAGCTTATCGACGTGGTCTACCAGGACGATGACGATCTGGTGGTGATTTGCGGTCGTGAGCTGCTGTCTGACAAGTATTTCCCGCTGGTCAACAAAGACCAGGAAAACAGTGAAAAACTGGCTGCCGATATGATCATCAGTCAGAAACGCATGGGTGGCCTGCAGGCCGTGCGTGCGCCGTTCTTCCCGCCGAATGCGCTGCTGATCACCCGTCTGGATAACCTGTCCATTTACTGGCAGGAGGACACCCGCCGCCGTTCGGTTATCGACAACCCGAAACGTGACCGGATTGAAAACTTTGAATCAGTTAACGAAGCCTATGTGGTTGAGGACTACCGCTGCGCAGCACTGGTGGAAAACATCCAGATTGGTGACTTCAGCGCCGCCGCAGAAGCCGGAGCATAAACCATGAGCCTGAGTCCCGCACGGCAGCATCGCCTGCGCGTTCAGGCTGAACAGGCCGCCCGCGAGGGCGGCAGTGTTCGCCACGCGTCGGGCTATGACCTGATGCTGCTGCAACTGGCGGAAGACCGCCGCCGTCTCAAGGGCGTTCAGTCCACGGTGAAAAAAGCGGAAATTAAGGTGGAGCTGCTGCCGAAGTACGCCGCCTGGGCAGAGGGTGTCCTGACTGCCGGAGGCGCACAGCAGGATGACGTGCTGATGTACGTGATGCTGTGGCGCATTGATGCCGGAGATTATGCCGGGGCGCTGGAGATCGGGCGTCATGCCCTGCGTCATGGCTGGGTGATGCCGCTGGGTAACCGCAATGTGCAGACCGTGCTGGCAGAGGAAATGGCAGACGCGGCGCAGAGCGCAATGCTTGCCGCCACCGGCTTTGATGCCGATCTGTTGTTGCAGACGCTGGAGCTGACAGACGGTCTGGATATGCCGGACCAGTCACGAGCGCGTCTGCATAAAGCGATTGGCGCTGTCCTGAGTGAAAGCAATCCGGCTTCTGCCCTTAACCATCTCAACCATGCGTTACAGCTCGATCCCCGCTGTGGCGTGAAAAAAGACAAACAGCAGCTGGAGCGCAGACTGCGCAATGACAGCCGCTGACAGAACGTGCCCCCGCGCACGGGCGGCACGGGGTGGCGAAAGGCATAGCCACATCAAAATCCCGTCCACCGCCCTCTATTTCAGGAGAAAGCAGCATGAAGTTTGTTGCGCCAGAACAGGCACCGGAACAGGCGGAAATCATCAGAAATACGCCGTTCTGGCCTGATGTGGACCTGTCGGAGTTTCGCAGCGTGATGCGCACTGACGGCACGGTGACGCAGCCGCGTTTAAAGCAGGTTGCCCTGTCGGCAATTTCGGAGGTCAACGCAGAGCTGTATGAGTTTCGCAGACGTCAGCAGATGCTGGGATATGTGTCGCTGGCTGAGGTTCCGGCGGAACAGCTGGACGGCAAAAGTGAGCGCATTCAGCACTATTTCAACGCGGTTTACTGCTGGGCACGCGCCATGCTCAACGAACGATACCAGGACTATGACGCCACGGCATCCGGTGTGAAGCGAGGCGAGGAACTGGCGGAATCCAGCGGTGATTTGTGGCGTGACGCCCGCTGGGCCATCAGCCGGGTGCAGGATGCGCCGCACTGCACAGTGGAGCTTATCTGATGAAAGTGCGTGCGCATCAGTATGACACGGTGGACGCGCTTTGCTGGCGTCATTACGGGCGCACGCAGGGTGTCACGGAGCAGGTACTGAAGGCAAATCCGGGGCTTGCCGAATACGGCCCCTTTTTACCTCACGGGCTGCAGGTGGAGCTGCCGGACATTCCGACAACCACCACCGTGCAGACCGTCCAGCTATGGGACTGAATTATGACGCTTGAGCGAATCAGCGCCTTTATCACGTATTGCATCGCCGTCGTGCTGGCCTGGCTGGGCGATTTGTCCATCAAGGATGCCTCAACGCTGGGCGGCCTGATGATCGGTGTGCTGATGCTGGCTATCAACTGGTACTACAAACACAAAGCCTACCAGCTTCTGCGCGACGGACAGATCTCGCGGGAGGATTATGAATCCATCAATCGTTAAACGCTGCCTTGTCGGGGCCGTGCTGGCTATTGCTGCCACGCTGCCGGGTTTTCAGCAGCTTCACACCTCCGTGGAGGGGCTGAAACTGATTGCCGATTACGAAGGCTGTCGTCTGCAGCCGTATCAGTGCAGCGCGGGTGTATGGACCGATGGCATTGGTAATACGTCGGGCGTCATTCCCGGCAAAACCATTACGGAACGACAGGCAGCAGAAGGACTGATTTCCAACGTTATACGTGTGGAGCAGGCGCTGGAAAGGTGTGTGAAGCAACAGCCGCCGCAGAAGGTGTATGACGCGGTGGTGTCGTTTGCCTTCAACGTGGGAACGGGCAATGCCTGCAGTTCCACGCTGGTGAAATTGCTCAACCAGCGGCGCTGGGCGGATGCGTGCCGACAGTTTCCGCGCTGGGTTTATGTGAAAGGTGTGTTTAATCAGGGGCTGGATAACCGCCGTGCGCGGGAGATGGCCTGGTGCCTTAAAGGCGCTGGACTATGACGCGTGCGCTGGCAGTAGTGGTGGCACTGGCACTCGTTGCGCTGGGCTGGCAGTCGTGGCGGCTTAACAGCGCCAGCCACACCATCGAAACGCAGCGCGCGGCGCTGAAAAGTAAAGCGCAGGAACTGACGAAGAAAAACAGCCAGCTGATCGGTCTATCCATTCTGGCTGAAACCAACAACCGGGAGCAGGCGCGGCTCTACGCCGAAGCAGAACAGACCAGTGCACTGCTGAGACAACGACAACGCCGGATCGAGGAACTGAAACGTGAGAACGAGGATTTACGCCGCTGGGCTGATACTCCTTTGCCTGCTGACATTATCCGGCTGCGGGAACGTCCGGCACTTACCGGAGGTGCAGCTTACCGTCAGTGGTTGTCCGCGAGTGACGCCGTGTCGGCTGGAGCAGGCTGCGCCGCGCACTAACGGTGATCTGAACGCATTGCTGGATGAAACGGAGGCCGCCTGGGCGGTCTGTGCAGACAAAGTGGACATGATTATTGCGTGTCAGGAGCGAAACAGTGAACAAACCACAGTCCCTGCGCCACGCCCTCAATAAAGCAGTGCCTTATGTCCGCAATAACCCGGACAAACTGCATCTGTTTGTGGATAACGGTTCGCTGGTTGCCACGGGGGCCAGCTCCATGTCATGGGAGTACCGCTATACCCTGAACGTGGTGATAGAGGATTTCAGCGGCGACCAAAATTTGCTGATGGCCCCGGTTTTACTGTGGCTGCGGGATAACCAGCCCGATGCCATCAATAACCCGGCGTTACGGGAAAAGCTATTCACCTTTGAGGTGGATATTCTGCGCAACGATGTCTGTGATATCAGCCTTAACCTGCAACTGACGGAACGTGTGCTGGTCAGCACTAACGGCAGTGTGTCGAGCGTTGAAGCTATAGCGGAACCTGATGAACCTGAAGAAATGTGGACGGTGAAACGTGGCTGAATTGCAGAAAGTGGACGACTGGCTGAGTGCCTTGCTGGCGAATCTGGAACCAGCCGCCAGAAGCCGCATGATGCGCCAGCTGGCGCAGGAACTGCGCCGGACACAGCAGCAGAATATCAGGATGCAACGCAATCCTGATGGCAGCAGCTATGAACCGAGGCGAGTAACAGCACGCAGTAAAAAAGGCCGCATCAAACGGCAGATGTTTACAAAACTTCGCACCACAAAATACCTGAAAACCGCCGCCAGCGCGGATTCTGCCAGCGTACAGTTTGAAGGTAAGGTGCAGCGCATCGCCCGCGTTCACCATTACGGCCTGCGTGATCGCGTCAGTCGAAAAGGACCGGAGGTCCGTTATGCAGAGCGTCGTTTGTTAGGCATTGCTGAAAAAGAACAAAGTTTTATATTTTACACATTAATCAGTTGGTTACAGGAAAAGGGAGGGTTGCATAAGTGAGTTTATTTTACTTCAATGAAAATATAAAATCTGCTATATATAAAAGCATTTGTTATAATGATATGATTTTCTTAAGGATAGGATGTTATGCGCCCCAAAATTGGTGATTTTGAATTTGGTGAGGTTTATGGAGAGAATGAGGTATTATTTCTCGATAATTACTCGAAATATTTTTATGATATAAATAATTCATTAAGTAAACTTGATAGAAAAAATAAAATGCTCGTAATTGGCAGGAAGGGGACGGGTAAGACATTGCTTGTTAATGTCTACTGTAACGCCAAGCGAAAAAATAATTATATTGCAGTTGTGGAATCATTAAAAGATTTTGTTTTTCATGAACTTACTCACTTTCAGGGGCAGGATGTGTCTTCCACAAAATATGTACCAATTTTCAAGTGGATGATATTGGTCAATCTTGCTAAGAATATTGTAAGTAATAAAAAAGGATTTAGTGAGGATAAAATAGTTCATTTGGAAAGTTTTTTACGTTCTTTTGGCCATGTCGCGGGCGAGTTAAGGCCTGAGCAAACAGTTGAAATAACTAGGGAGTACCAAGCGTCGGGTGAGGTTGGTATCGGATTTAGATTCCCAGTATTACGTGGTGAAGCCAAAGCAAAAGATGGTGAGGTCGAGAAAACAAAAGAAACAAAAAAGAATTATTTGGAATGTATGGAATCTTTGCAGTGTTTTATTGTTGACATGCTAAAAGAGAGTAATAAAAAAATATATGTATTTTATGATGAGTTAGATGATAAGTTTGATGCAACAGTTGAATATAAAAATGCAATGATAAGTTTTTTAAATGCTGTTGTGTCAATTAATAAAACTCTAATGCAAAATAAAATAGATGCTAAAATTGGTGCAGTTATTCGTCATGATATAATAAATACTTTTTCATCGCCGAATATTAATAAAATCATTGAAGATAACTCTGTTACACTTGATTGGTGTTCTGCTGGAGAACGAGCAAGTGATTCTGAGATTTTTGATATGATTGCTTTTAAGATCAAAAACTCCACTGATTATTATAATGATTTAAATGGTTCTAATTTGTTCGGGAAAATTTTCACTGAGAGAGTTGCAGGTGAGCATAGCTCTATTTATATTTTACATAGAACTCTAGGTCGCCCAAGAGATGCCGTTAGGATGCTAACTTATATTCAAGATGAATATGGAGAAAATACTGAAAGATTTGAAAGTTCCATGTTTACAAAGATTTCTAAAAAATACTCATCTTATCTTTTACGTGAAATTAGATCTGAGCTTGCGGGACATTTAAGTGATTCAGAAATAGATGACAGTTTTTCTCTTTTACGTTCAGTAAAAAAAAGAGGTTTCACTCCACATTTAATCAAGGAAAAATTTGAAGAATTGAAGTTAGGAGATGGTACATTAACGCTTAATAAAATACTGAGTTGTTTATTTAAAGTCGGGGCTATCGGGAATGTACTCAGGAGATCTAAAACAGATGGCGGAGATGTTTATTTGTGGTCATTTAATGATGAAGATTTAGAAATGGACCCAACGTTGAATTTTGAAATACACTGTGGTTTGTGGGATGCACTAGGAATTATCAAGCCTAAACTTAGGCAATAATAAAAACGCCCTTTAATAGGGCGTTTTTATTTAAAGTTGTCATTCTTTCTTTAAATTATCATTGTGCCAAATCTCTTACAATTCTAAATAGATGAATTAGTCTTTGTTCTGTTTGATAATTTGGAAATGAATACACAACTGACCGAAATCATGCGCCTTATCACCAACCTGATCCGCACTGGTGTAGTCACCGAAGTGGACAGGGAAAACTGGCTTTGCCGGGTGAAAACAGGCGACTTAGAAACCAACTGGATCAGCTGGCTGACCCTGCGTGCCGGGAATGCCCGGACATGGTGGCGACCATCGGAAGGTGAGCAGGTGGTGCTGCTGAGTCTGGGCGGCAATCTGGAGACCGCCTTTGCGCTGCCCGCTGTCTATTCGAATCAGTTCGCACCACCGTCGACGTCGGCGGACGCCTGCGTGACAGAACATCCTGACGGTGGCTGGTTTGAATACGAACCCGCCACCGGGCGCTGGTATGTCAGGGGCATCAAATCCATGGTTATTGAGGCTGCCGACAATATCACCCTGAAAACCAGTGAGTTTGTGCTGGAGGCTGACCGCATGCGTATTAATAGTGAAGTAGTGATCAATGGCGGCGTTACCCAGGGCGGCGGTGCGATGAGTTCTAACGGAATTGTGGTTGATGCACATCAGCATACTGGCGTCCTGAAAGGCGGCGACACAACCGGAGGCCCGGTATGACGCTTTATAGCGGGATGAACAATACCAGCGGCAAAGCTATTACTGATATTGACCATCTGCGCCAGTCGGTGCGGGACATTCTGCTGACACCGCAGGGTAGCCGCATTGCCCGCCGGGAATATGGTTCCCTGCTGTCGGCACTGATAGACCAGCCACAAAATCCGGCGTTACGCCTGCAGGTCATGTCGGCAGTGTATGTGGCGCTGAGTCGCTGGGAGCCACGGCTGACGCTGGATTCCATCACCATCAACAGCAACTTTGACGGTTCTATGGTGGTGGAGCTGACCGGGCGGCGGAATAACGGTGTGCCTGTGTCCCTTTCCGTATCAACAGGAGCAGAGAATGGCAGTGATTGACCTTTCGCAGTTGCCTGCGCCGCAGATTGTGGATGTGCCGGACTTTGAGACGCTGCTTACCGAACGCAAGGCAGAATTTGTGGCGCTTCATCCGAAAGATGAGCAGGAAGCAGTGATCCGCACGCTGGAACTGGAATCTGAACCCGTCACCAAATTGTTGCAGGAGAATGCTTACCGTGAGTTGCTTCTGCGCCAGCGCATTAACGAAGCCGCGCAGGCTGTGATGGTGGCTTACGCGATGGGCGGCGATCTTGACCAGCTCGCTGCCAACTACAACGTGAAACGCCTGACGGTGACGCCTGCTGATAATGACGCTGTGCCGCCCGTTGCGGCTGTGATGGAAAGCGATGAAGCGTTACGCCTGCGTGTGCCCGCAGCTTTTGAAGGGCTTTCAGTTGCGGGGCCAACTGCAGCTTATGAATTTCATGCACGAAGCGCCGACGGTCGGGTGGCGGATGCCAGTGCAACCAGCCCGGCACCTGCAGAGGTGGTGCTGACTGTTCTTAGCCGCGAAGGCGATGGAACTGCAGAAAAAGACCTGCTGGACGTGGTGGAAAAAGCTCTGAACAGTGAGAACGTCCGCCCGGTGGCTGACCGTCTGACGGTTCGCAGCGCAGAAATCATCCCGTACCGCGTGGAAGCCACCATTTTTCTCTATCCGGGACCGGAAGCAGAGCCGGTAATGGCAGCGGCAAAAGCCAGTCTGCAGAAGTACATCGCCAGTCAGACGCGTCTTGGCCGGGATATTCGCCGTAGCGCCATCTTTGCCGCCCTGCATGTTGAGGGTGTGCAGCGTGTGGAGCTGGCTTCGCCGCTGGCGGATGTGGTCCTGAACAAAACACAGGCGGCATCATGTACGCAGTGGAGCGTAACCAACGGAGGAACGGATGAATAGTCTGCTGCCACCGGGTTCAACACCACTGGAGCGCCGACTGGCGCAAACCTGCAGCGGGATTTCTGATCTGCAGGTGCCGCTGCGTGACTTGTGGAATCCGGCAACCTGTCCGGTCAGTTTCCTGCCTTATCTCGCCTGGGCGTTCTCTGTGGATCGCTGGGACGAGGGCTGGACAGAAAGCGTCAAGCGCCAGGTGGTGAAGGATGCTTTTTATATTCATCAGCATAAAGGGACCACCAGTGCCGTGCGGCGGGTGGTGGAGCCGTTCGGCTTTCTGATCCGCATTATTGAGTGGTGGCAGACCGGAGAGGCACCGGGCACGTTTCGCCTGGATATCGGCGTGCAGGACCAGGGCATCACTGAAGATACCTATCTGGAACTTGAGCGACTGATAAGCGATGCCAAACCATGTAGCCGTCACATGATCGGCATGTCCATCAATCTGCAGACCAGCGGCCCGCATTGGGTGGGAGCCGCCAGCTATCTTGGCGAAGAAATCACGATCTATCCGTATATCAACGAAACAATTATTTCCGGCGGCACCGCGCATGAAGGCGGGGCGGTCCATGTTATTGACACAATGAGAGTGAATCCATGAGCACAAAATTTTATACCCTGCTGACGGATATTGGCGCGGCGAAACTTGCCAGCGCCGCCGCGCTCGGTGTGCCTTTAAAAATTACCCATATGGCGGTCGGCGATGGCGGCGGAACATTACCAACGCCGGACGCAAAGCAGACAGCACTGGTAAATGAGAAACGCCGGGCTGCGCTGAATATGCTCTATATCGACCCGCAGAACAGCAGCCAGATTATTGCTGAACAGGTGATCCCTGAAAACGAGGGCGGTTGGTGGATACGTGAAGTGGGCCTGTTTGATGAGTCCGGGGCATTGATTGCCGTGGGCAACTGCCCGGAAAGCTATAAGCCGCAACTGGCTGAAGGCAGCGGGCGTACCCAGACCGTGCGTATGGTGTTGATTACCAGCAGCACGGACAATATCACCCTGAAAATCGACCCTGCCGTAGTGCTGGCAACCCGCAAGTATGTGGATGATAAGGTACTGGAGCTGAAGGTGTACGCGGATGATCAGATGGCAAAACATCTTGCCGCACCGGACCCGCATTCACAGTATGCACAGAAAGAAAGTCCTACGTTTACCGGGACACCCAAAGCGCCAACGCCAGCGGCGGGGAATAACACCACGCAGGTTGCGACCACCGCGTTTGTTCAGGAGGCACTGACGGCTCTTATTAATGGTGCGCCAGCCACGCTGGACACGCTGAAAGAAATAGCCGTAGCCATTAACAATGATCCGAAATTCAGTACCACCATTAACAATGCGCTGGCACTGAAAGCGCCGCTGTCGAGTCCGGCACTCACCGGAACGCCAACAGCCCCCACGGCGGCGCAGTCGGTCAACAATACACAGATTGCCACTACGGCTTTTGTGAAATCGGCGATTGCGGCAATGGTGGGTTCTGCACCTGCGGCACTGGATACACTGAACGAACTGGCGGCGGCGCTGGGGAATGACCCGAACTTTGCCACGACAATGCTTAATGCACTGGCAGGTAAACAACCGCTGGACAATACGCTGACTAATTTGAGTGGAAAGGATGTTGCTGGTCTTCTCGCATACCTTCAATTGGGAGAAGCGGCAAAACGGGATGTCGGAACCGGTAATAATCAACTCCCGGACATGTCCGCATTTGGTATGTCGCGAAACGGACAAACTGCCTGGGATATTCTCCCAAATGGTATGATTCGACAGGCTGGCACTGTGACACTGACACCAGTTGGTAACTTCAACGCGCAGGTGCTTGGTGGGGTGACGTACTACACCCATTACTACAGGGTTAATTTCCCCAGACAATTCCCAAATGCACAAATAGCAACGCTGGCAACACTAGCGAGCTCAGAGTTTTCGAAACAGACAACAATGGCCGGAAAATCACTGTCAACGCATCGCGATACTGATTCTGGCGCTGACGTATCAAGAACGCGATTCACTGTGGCGTATACGACACCCAATCTCGGCGAAACACCGACACTGCATTTTGAAGCAATAGGATACTAAATATGGAGAATATCTATTTCAGCCCAACGACCGTTGGTTTTTATGTTTCTGAACAAGAGCGACCTGATGATGCGGTTGAAGTCTCGCCAGAGGTGGAGGCATTTTTGAGGGAGTGTGTTATCTGGGGAGCGGATACATTTAACGTAGAGCGAGATGCAGCAACGGTGACATATCCAACAGAACTGCTTGAATATGTCACCACCTACAACGCCCCCGTTAAATATCCTGCGGATTGACAGGCCATACGGGTTTTGCTGTATCAACGCGCATCAGCAAGACCCGGTATTTTTTCCATTCAGATAACGCGGCGGTTTCTTCTGCCGTCGCGATTTCCGCATCAAAAGCATCCTGTCTCCAGACTATTTCCTTATCAGCCATAGAACGCAATACCGTTCTTTTCTGTTCAGCCTGAATAATCTGTTGTTCAGCGGAGAGTGGCGGGATATCAATCCACGCAGGATTACCATTTTTATCAGCCCCCAGCGTTTTGCCTTGTGGCGCTACGCCTGTGTAAATTGCCATTGTTTCATCATCAACATCAAAGCCATTTTCAGGCCATGAACCGGCGCTGATATATACCCCTTTTAGTGCTTTCGGATAGAAAGAGCCTTTATAAAATTTATTCATTCTTAATACCCCAGCGCGATAAAACAACAATCTTCGGTGCCCTCTCCGGATGGCGACCAGTTCTGAATACTGATATGCGTTCTGCTGGCAATACGCACATTCATCGCGGCATTGTAGCCAGATGTTCCACGGTTTCCGGTCGCAAATAAGCCTGCATAGGGAAAAGCAAATGGTAAGGCATATCCAGCATCAGCTCCCTTTTGTGTTGCCACCGTTCCCCACTGCAACATAAGTTTCACCGGGTTTCCTGTCGTCGCAATGCATGGAATGTAGATGTAGCCATTACCTGACATCATTGACCTGAAGCTGTCTAAATCCAGTAACTTCGAGGGATTATCTGCTCCAACATCTCGTGTTGCAGCGGTCCCTAACTGGAGCGCATTTCGGAAGGCTGATACATCAGAAATATCAGATCCATTAGCCGATTTCTGCATAGCTCCGGAGGCTTTATTTATCGTTTCTCCCAAACCAACGTTTAAGAAAATGCAGAGGTAACAGCTAACTGGCATCATCTCCGGTTTTTATTCAGGGGGATGCTCATGCTTATTGGCTATGTACGCGTGTCAACAAATGACCAGAACACCGATTTGCAACGTAATGCACTGAACTGCGCGGGATGTGAGCGGATTTTTGAGGATAAAATCAGTGGCACTAAATCCGACAGACCGGGGCTTAAAAAACTGCTCAGGACACTATCGGCAGGAGACACTCTGGTTGTCTGGAAGCTGGACAGGTTGGGGCGCAGTATGCGGCATCTTGTTACGCTGATAGAAGAGTTGCGTCAGCGTGGCGTGAATTTCCGAAGCCTGACTGACAGTATTGATACCAGCACCCCAATGGGCCGTTTCTTTTTTCATGTCATGGGGGCCCTGGCTGAAATGGAACGCGAACTGATAGTTGAACGTACCAGGGCGGGGCTGGCTGCACTCGTGATAAAGGCAGAGTAGGTGGACGCCGTCCTAAGTTGACCACCGAACAGTGGGCACAGATTGGACGCTTACTCGAGGCCGGAGAATCAAGACAGCGTATTGCACTGATTTTTGATGTGGGTGTTTCCACAATTTATAGAAAATTTCCGGCAAATAAGAGCAATGAATCCCCTTGAATCAGCATTATTTTGATTATCCCCGCAAGTAGACAAATACCGTCATTTTGTGTGAATAACGGTACAACTGCGCTTAGCTGTTTGTCAGGCACAATCACTTCAACATAGGGCGAAGCCTAATCCAATCAGGAGGTTCGCCACTATGGCTCAGGATTACCACCACGGGGTGCGCGTTGTTGAAGTCAACGAAGGCACCCGATCCATTACCACGGTGAGCACCGCCATCGTGGGTATGGTCTGCACGGGCGATGATGCCGATGCAAAAATGTTTCCTCTTAATAAACCCGTGCTGATCACTGATGTGCTGACTGCCAGCGGTAAAGCGGGTGAGTCTGGCACTCTGGCCCGTTCGCTGGATGCCATCGCTGACCAGGCAAAACCCGTGACCGTTGTTGTGCGTGTGCCGCAGGGTGAAACGGAAGAAGAAACCACGACCAATATCATCGGCGCAGTGACTGCTGAAGGTAAAAAAACAGGCATGAAAGCTCTGTTATCTGCCCAGTCACAGCTCGGCGTTAAACCGCGCATTCTCGGCGTGCCAGGCCACGATAACAAAGCCGTTGCGACTGAGTTGCTGAGCGTGGCGCAAAGCCTGCGTGGGTTTGCTTACCTGTCAGCGTATGGCTGCAAGACAGTGCAGGAGGCGATCACTTACCGTGAAAACTTCAGTCAGCGTGAAGGAATGCTGATCTGGCCCGACTTTACTGGCTGGGACACGGTGCTGAATGCCGAAGCAACGGCTTATGCCACCGCCCGTGCGCTTGGTCTGCGCGCCAAAATTGACGAGCAGACCGGATGGCACAAAAGCCTGTCCAACGTTGGCGTTAACGGTGTCACCGGAATTTCTGCTGATGTGTTCTGGGATCTGCAGGACACGGCAACAGATGCGGGACTGCTGAACCAGAACGACGTCACCACCCTTATCCGCAAAGACGGTTTCCGCTTCTGGGGTTCCCGCTGCCTGAGTGATGACCCGCTCTTTGTCTTCGAAAACTACACCCGCACGGCGCAAGTACTTATGGACACAATGGCAGAAGCGCATATGTGGGCGGTGGACAAACCGCTGAACCCGTCGTTGGCCCGCGACATTATCGAAGGTATCCGCGCCAAAATGCGCAGCCTGGTCAGTCAGGGCTATCTCATTGGTGGTGATTGCTGGCTGGATGAGTCGGTGAACGACAAAGATACTCTGAAAGCCGGGAAGCTCACCATCGACTACGACTACACGCCAGTGCCGCCACTTGAAAACCTGATGCTGCGTCAGCGCATCACCGATCAGTACCTGGTGAATTTCTCCAGCCAGGTCAGCGCGTAAGGGGACAACATGGCTTTACCACGCAAATTAAAACACCTGAACCTGTTTAACGACGGGAACAACTGGCAGGGGATCGTTGAGTCGCTGACGCTGCCGAAATTCACCCGCAAATATGAGAAGTATCGCGGCGGCGGAATGCCGGGGGCGGTGGATGTGGATCTGGGGCTTGATGACAGTGCTCTGGACACAGAATTTTCCATTGGTGGTACTGAACTGCTGCTGTTTAAGCAGATGGGCAAAGCCACTGTGGATGGCATCCAGCTGCGCTTTACTGGCTCTATCCAGCGTGACGATACCGGGGAAGTGCAGGCTGTGGAGCTTGTGGTGCGTGGACGTCACAAAGAAGTGGATTCCGGCGAGTGGAAGACGGGCGAAAGCAACACCACCAAAGTGACCAGTACCAACAGCTACGCGAAGCTGACCATCAATGGTGAGGTGCTCTATGAAGTGGACCTTATCAACATGGTGGAAATTGTGGACGGTGTGGACCTGATGGAAGCGCACCGCAACGCCCTCGGCCTCTGATCTATCTGAACGGCGCGGGATACCGCGCCAGAACCCAATTTACAGGACAGCAAAATGAGCGATAAGCAGACTGAAAAGACCATTCAACTGGATACTCCCATCATGCGTGGTAAAACTGAAATCACCGAAATTGTGCTGCGTAAACCGCAGTCCGGTGCGCTGCGCGGTACACGCCTGCAGGCCATTATGGATATGGATGTGAACGCGATGATGACCGTGATCCCCCGCATCTCCAGCCCGGCACTGACTGCACAGGAAATTGCAGAGATGGACCCGGCAGATCTCACTGCCATGTCGGTTGAGGTTGTCACTTTTTTGTTGAAGAAGTCGGTGCTTGCCGGTTTACCGACAGCCTGACGGTTGACGATCTGGTGGCAGATATCGCCACCATTTTTCACTGGCCGCCATCCGTTACTGACGTTATGCCGCTGACAGAAGTGCTGGAATGGCGGTATAAAGCGATTCAGAGAAGCGGGGCCAACGATGAGTGATAATAACCTGCGCCTGCAGGTCATTCTTAATGCGGTTGACAAACTCACCCGCCCATTCCGTGCTGCACAGGCCAGTTCGAAAGAGCTGGCTGGCGCAATCAGAAACTCCCGTGACGCATTAAAGCAACTCAATCAGGCGGGTAACAGCCTGGAAAAATTTCGCAAGCTGCAGGCCGATAACAAAAGGTTAGGCGACAGGCTGAACTATGCCAGACAGAAGGCAAATTTGCTTAGTTCTGAGCTGGAAGCGATGGAACAACCATCACAACGGCACCTTGTGGCTTTAGGTCGGCAAACGCTGGCAGTCCAACGCCTGGAAGAACAACAAAAATATTTGCAGAAGCAAACGGCGCTTGTGCGTGCAGAACTGTATCGGGCGGGAATTTCTGCGAAAGATGATGCGGGAGCAACTGCCCGTTTAGCCCGTGAAACATCACGTTATAACCAGGAATTGTCGAAACAGGAGGCGCGGCTGAAGCGACTGGGGGAAGCTCAGCGCAGGATGAATGCGGCGCGTGCCGGTTATGCCCGTTCGCTGGAGGTGCGTGATCGTATTGCAGGAGCCGGAGCCACCACCACGGCTGCAGGGCTGGCAATGGGGACACCAGTGATGGCGGCAGTAAAAAGCTATACCAGCATGGAAGATGCCATGAAAGGTGTGGCAAAGCAGGTCAATGGTCTGCGTGACGATAATGGCAACCGCACTGCACGTTTTTATGAAATGCAGGATGCCATCAAGGCTGCCAGCGAACAGTTGCCGATGGAAAACGGTGCGGTGGACTTCGCTGCACTGGTTGAAGGTGGTGCGCGTATGAACGTCGCAAACCCTGACGACAGCTGGGAAGACCAGAAACGTGACCTGCTGGCCTTCGCCAGTACGGCGGCAAAGGCGGCAACAGCCTTTGAGCTGCCAGCGGATGAACTGTCAGAAAGTCTGGGGAAAATCGCCCAGCTCTACAAAATACCTACCCGCAATATTGAACAGCTCGGCGATGCGCTGAACTATCTGGATGATAACGCCATGTCGAAAGGGGCGGACATCATTGATGTCATGCAACGTCTGGGCGGTGTGGCTGACCGTCTGGATTATCGTAAAGCGGCGGCACTGGGTTCCACCTTTCTGACACTGGGCGCTGCGCCGGAGGTTGCAGCCAGTGCAGCAAACGCGATGGTGCGTGAATTGTCCATTGCCACCATGCAAAGCAAGAGTTTCTTTGAAGGGATGAATCTGCTGAAACTCAATCCTGAAGTGATTGAAAAGCAGATGACGAAGGATGCGATGGGAACTATCCAGCGTGTGCTGGAGAAGGTGAACGCACTGCCGCAGGACAAGCGTCTGTCTGCCATGACCATGTTGTTTGGTAAAGAGTTTGGTGATGACGCGGCGAAACTGGCAAACAACCTGCCGGAACTGCAGCGCCAGCTAAAACTGACAGCGGGCAATGATGCGCTCGGTTCCATGCAGAAAGAATCCGACATCAACAAGGACTCACTTTCTGGTCAGTGGTTGCTGGTTAAAACCGGAGCGCAGAACACCTTCAGCAGCCTGGGCGAAACGCTGCGCCAGCCGCTGATGGATATTCTGTACACGGTGAAAAGCATTACGGGGGCGTTGCGCCGCTGGGTGGAAGCTAACCCGGAACTGACAGGCACACTGATGAAAGTAGCGGCTGTTGTGGCTGCGGTTACCGTAGGCCTCGGCACCTTAGCGGTGGCGCTGGCTGCAGTGCTGGGGCCGCTGGCAGTGATCCGTCTGGGATTCTCTGTGCTGGGTATCAAAACGTTACCTTCCGTTACGGCAGCAATAACTCGAACCAGCAGCGCGTTGTCCTGGCTGGCTGGCGCTCCACTGGCACTGCTGCGACGCGGGCTTGCTTCATCGGGCAACGCAGCGGGTTTACTTACTGCGCCGTTGTCGTCTTTGCACCGCACGGCATCACTGACGGGAAATGTCCTGAAAACTGTAGCAGGTGCGCCGGTTGCACTGTTGCGGTCTGGATTATCCGGTTTACGTGCGGTTGCTGTGATGTTTATGAATCCACTGGCAGCACTACGCGGCGGGCTGGCTGCCACAGGCACGGTGCTGCGAGTACTGTCATCTGGTCCACTGGCGATGTTGCGCGTTGCCCTGTATGCCGTATCTGGTCTGTTAGGTGCTCTGTTCAGTCCGATAGGTCTTGTGGTTACTGCACTGGCGGGTGTGGCACTGGTTGTCTGGAAATACTGGCAACCCATCACCGCATTTCTCGGTGGCGTGGTGGAAGGATTCAAAGCGGCGGCAGGTCCCATCAGTGCAGCGTTCGAACCGCTTAAGCCTGTGTTCCAGTGGATTGGCGACAAAGTGCAGGCGCTGTGGGGCTGGTTTACTGATCTGCTGACACCCGTTAAGTCGACCTCTGCCGAACTGCAGAGTGCAGCGGCAATGGGGCGGAGATTCGGGGAGGCACTGGCGGAAGGGCTGAATATGGTCATGCATCCGCTGGACTCCCTGAAATCTGGCGTTTCCTGGTTGCTGGAGAAACTCGGCATTGTCAGTAAAGAGGCTGCAAAGGCGAAACTGCCGGAAAGAGTGACGCGTCAGCAACCTGCGACGGTGAATGCAGACGGTAAAGTGATGATGCCATCGGGTGGTTTTCCGTCATGGGGATATGGCTTTGCGGGGATGTATGACAGCGGCGGCTATATCCCGCGCGGGCAGTTTGGCATCGTCGGTGAAAACGGGCCGGAAATTGTTAACGGCCCGGCAAATGTGACCAGCCGGAGAAATACAGCTGCACTGGCTGCCGTTGTTGCCGGAATGATGGGTGTTGCTGCCGCGCCTGCAGAGCTTCCACCGTTGCATCCGTTGGCACTTCCCGCGAAAGGCGGCGAAGCGATGTTGAGTCGTGCAGCCACTGTGCCGCCCGTTCAACGGATTGAGGCACCGACGCAGATCATCATTCAGACGCAGCCAGGACAAAGTGCGCAGGATATTGCGCGGGAGGTGGCCCGCCAGCTTGATGAACGTGAACGCAGGCTGAAGGCAAAAGCCCGGAGTAACTACAGCGATCAGGGGGGATACGACGCATGATGATGGTGCTGGGATTATACGTGTTTATGCTGCGCACCGTGCCGTATCAGGAGCTGCAGTATCAGCGCAGCTGGCGACATGCGGCTAACAGCCGGGTTAACCGACGCCCGTCAACGCAGTTTCTGGGACCGGATAACGACATGCTGACGCTTTCTGGCGTTCTTATGCCGGAAATAACAGGCGGCAGGCTGTCGTTGCTGGCACTGGAGCAGATGGCAGAACAGGGGAAAGCATGGCCCCTGATTGAAGGCAGCGGCACGATTTACGGCATATATGTGATTGAGGGACTGAATCAGACTAAAACGGAGTTTTTCCGCGACGGTATGCCGCGCAGGATTGAGTTCACCCTGTCGCTAAAACGCGTGGATGAATCCCTGTCCGATATGTTCGGTGATCTCAGTGCGCAACTGAATAATCTGCAGGGAACGGAAACATCTGCCTTAAGCGATATCAGTAAAACGGTGGGAGGGCTGCTGTCGTGAATTTCAGCTCTGAACTGCTTAACAAAGGCAACAAAACTCCGGCATTCAGCATCAGTATTGAAGGCAGGGATATCACCACTGTGCTGGACAACCGCCTGATGGGGCTGACGCTGACGGATAACCGGGGATTTGAAGCGGACCAGCTTGATCTGGAGCTGGACGACGCCGATGGAAAAATCGTGCTGCCGCGCCGTGGTGCGGTCATTACGCTGGCGCTGGGCTGGAAGGGGCAGCCGCTTTTCCCGAAAGGGGCATTCACGGTGGACGAGATTGAACACACTGGCGCACCGGACCGCCTGACTATCCGGGCGCGAAGTGCTGATTTTCGGGAAACCCTGAATACCCGCCGTGAAAAATCGTGGCATAACACCACCATCGGGGAAGTGGTGAAGGAAATAGCCGCGCGGCACAAGCTGAAGATGGCACTGGGTAAAGAGCTGTCGGATAAGCCCGTGGAGCATATAGACCAGACTAATGAGAGTGACGGCAGTTTTCTGATGCGACTGGCGCGACAGTACGGTGCCATCGCGTCGGTGAAAAATGGCAATCTGTTATTCATCCGGCAGGGGCAGGGCAAAAGCGCCACTGGTAAACCACTGCCAGTGATCACTATCACACGCAAGGACGGCGACAGTCACCGCTTTACCCTGGCAGATCGCGGAGCCTACACGGGCGTAATTGCCAGCTGGTTGCATACCCGTGAACCTGCGAAGAAAGAAAGCACCACGGTGAAGCGTAAGCGCAGAACTAAGAAGCAGAAGAAAGAGCCGGAAGCGAAGCAGGGCGATTACTTGGTGGGTACGGATGAAAACGTGCTGGTACTTAATCGCACTTATGCCAACCGGAGCAACGCCGAACGAGCGGCGAAAATGCAGTGGGAACGCCTGCAACGCGGCGTTGCGTCATTCTCGCTACAACTGGCGGAAGGGCGGGCAGATCTCTACACGGAAATGCCAGTGAAAGTCAGTGGCTTTAAACAGCCGATAGATGATGCGGAATGGACTATTACCACCCTGACGCATACTGTCAGCCCGGATAACGGTTTTACGACCAGTCTGGAGCTTGAAGTGAAGATTGATGATTTCGAAATGGAATGATTCTTCGCAATGGAGAACTTTTAAGTTTTCAAAATGGAATAATGCGGTATCATTATTGTGAATTTAGCAAAAATGGGGAGAACTCGAAAAATGATGATTTGCCCACTGTGTGGAAGTGCCGCCCATACTCGCAGCAGTTTTCAGGTATCTTCATTGACCAAAGAGCGTTACAACCAGTGCCAGAACATTAACTGCAGCCATACTTTTGTTACCCATGAAACTTTTGTTCGTTCGATTGCAACGCCAAAAGAGTCAAATCCGGTTCAGCCGCATCCAATGAAATCAGGACAGGTGGCGCTCTCTCTTTGACGCTGCCGCCATTTTGTCGCCATCGTTAAAAAACAGCGCTTCTAACATCATGATTTTAAACACCATAAATTTCAGGCAACAAAAAACCCATCAACCTTGAACCGAAGTGGCGGGGTTGATGGGCTCCACAAAATGGGGACATCAAAGAAAAGCAGTGGCATTACTTATGACTGATGCCCTGAGAAAAAGTTCTGCCTGTGACGGCTTTTTTCTCAAAAAATTATTGTAGCCCTGGCCAGATGATCACGATGAGCGTCCCGGCAAGGGTAAGCAGCACGTTGGCGATGGCGTAGGTGCCTGCGTAGCCGAGCGCGGGAATGTTGCTGCGCGCGGTATCGCTGATGATCTCCATCGCCGGGGCGCAGGTGCGGGCTCCCATCATGGCGCCGAACAGCATCGCCCGGTTCATGCGCAGCACGTAGGCGCCGAACAGGAAGCAGATCACCACCGGCACCAGGCTGACGATAAGCCCTGCCGCCAGCATCTGGCCGCCGACGGCGCCCAGCCCGTTATTGATCCCGGCCCCGGCGCTGAGACCGACTCCGGCCATAAACACCATCAGACCAAACTCTTTCACCATGTTCAGCGCCCCCTGCGGGATATAGCCGAAGGTTGGGTGGTTGGCGCGCAGGAAGCCAAGCATGATGCCGGCGAACAGCAGGCCGGCGGCGTTGCCGATGCCGAAGCTGAAGGAGCTGAACTGGAAGGTGATCATGCCGATCATCAGGCCAACGATAAAGAAGGCGCAGAAGGCCAGCAGATCGGTCACCTGGCTGTGAATGGAGATAAAGCCGATGCGGTCGGCCACGGTTTTTACGCGGCGGGCGTCGCCGCTGACCTGCAGCACGTCGCCTTTGTTCAGTACGACGTTATCGTCGATAGGCATCTCGATCTGGCTGCGAATAACCCGGTTTAAGAAGCAGCCGTGGTCGGTAAGCTTGAGCTGCGCCAGGCGGCGGCCGACGGCGTTGTGGTTTTTGACCACTATCTCTTCAGTGACGATGCGCATGTCGAGCAGATCGCGGTCGAACACCTCTTTACCGTTGCGGAAGCTCGGGTCGAGGCGGGCGTGGGCGTCCGGGTAGCCCACCAGCGCAATATCGTCACCCATCTGCAGCACCGCGTCGCCGTCCGGGTTGGCCAGAATGCCGTTGCGACGAATGCGTTCAATATAGCAGCCGGTCTGGCGGTAAATACCCAGTTCGCGCAGATTTTTGCCATCCGCCCAGGCCACCAGCTCCGGGCCGACGCGGTAGGCGCGGATCACCGGCAGGTAGACTTTACGTTTGGAATCGGTATCGAGGCCGCGCTCGCGGGCGATTTGCTGGGCGCTGGTCTGCAGATCCTGATGCTGCAGCTTGGGCATATAGCGGGCGCCGACGATCAGGCTCACCAGACCAACCAGATAGGTCAGGGCATAGCCGAGGCTCAGATGGTCAAGCGACTGCGCCAGCTGATCGCTGGGCAGGCCGAAATGGCGCAGGGTGTCGCCCGCGCCCACCAGCACCGGGGTGGAGGTCATGGCGCCTGCCAGCATACCGGCGGTGAGCCCGATATCCCAGCCGAACACTTTACCCAGCACCATGGCGATCAGCATCGCGCTGCCGACCATCACCAGCGCCAGCATCAGGTAGTTTTTCCCGTCGCGGAAAAAAATAGAAAAAAAGTTGGGCCCGGCTTCTACGCCAACGCAAAAAATAAACAGCATAAAGCCGAGATTAAGGGCATCGGTGTTAATCGCGAAATGCTGCTGGCCTAATAATAGAGAAACGACTAAAACGCCAATGGAATTACCAAGTTGTACTGAGCCGAGACGCAGTTTTCCCAGGCATAGTCCTAATGCAAGTACAACGAATAATAACAGGATGTAATTCCCGTTTAACAAATCTGCGACGTTTATATTCACGAAAGCCAACTTCTCATTTACTAGTAAGTTGTTGAAGGAAATGGTTATTTGGTCTAAGGTTGCTCAGGCGTTCGCGTTGTCGCGAACCTATTCTGGCACCCTGTTATAACCAGCAAAAATATACCGCTAGTTTAATCCTTCCTGGATGCGGCGGCTAGTGACAATCGTTTTTAGGCTGGTAGGGGAGTTATTGGCATGGATTGCCGAAATGCTTTATCTGACTGGGCGACGTGGACGTGAGTTAGAGGCAACATCAGGAGGATACGGTGAAATCTGAGCGTAGTTGGGCCGGCATTATCTGTGGCTTCGTTCTGTTCATTGTGGTGTGCTTATCGTTGTTGTTACATATGAAAGGGGCATTTCGCGCCAGCGGCAACCCGGAGCTGGGCCTGCTCTTCTTTTTGCTGCCAGGGGCGGCGGCGAGCTGTCTCTCTCCTGGACGGCGGGTGCTGCGTCCTTTGCTCGGCGCGATACTGGCGGCGCCGGTCTGCATGGTGACGATGCGGCTGTTCTTCGTGACCCACCGGACGTTCTGGCAGGAGATGGCGTGGGTGTTGAGCGCCGTGTTCTGGTGCGCGCTTGGGGCATTGTGCTTTTTGTTTATCTGCGCCTGGCTTGATACCTGGCGCAGTCATTCATCGAGCAAATAA